TGATAATCTGGTCTTTTTAAAACAAACCCATAGTTAGAAATACTCTCTGAGTAATGTTGTACTACAGCTGGTGTTAAGTCTAAAGTCAAATCAAAATTATCTACTAAATCATAGTTGGAAGTGTTTGCCCATGCGCTTTGTGTATACCATACTCCCCCTCCTGCATTTGAACCTGTCCAAGATCCAGTTGTTCCCGGAGTATAAGATGAAATTGTCCAAATTTGATTTAGGTTTTTATCTGTTTTATATACCCAACTAACTCCATTAGTTGTTTGTGGTTGATCATCTATGCGACCTGTACCATTTGACCATTGTTCAGCTACTGGAAATACTTCTATAGATTGTGTTTGACCTAAACTAAAATTTTCGATTGAATATAGTTTTAAAGAAGCAGTGAAATTATTTGTATTTACTACATTATTAATAACATCCTGTATATCCGCTGTTTTAAACGATATTAAAAACCTACTATTATATATGGTGGTAGATGATATGATTCCTTTTTCTAATTGCAGAATCTCATCCTTACCTGTGTTGAGGTTTTTTCTACTTACTACGCCTTTATCTTCATATAGTGTAGAATCTTTATCTGGAAATATAAAATATCTTGCCATTTTTTTAAATTAAATATTAATACCCTCCCCCACTAGTAGAACCACCACTTTCCCCCCCACTTGTAACAACTTTCCCTCTAATATCAGAGTTTGGGTTTTTTAATTCAAATATCATAGGATCTAAACTAGGATATAATACTCCGTTTTGGAAGGCTGTCATCATATCATATCTATACTTACTATATCCTGCGTCTTCTCCTGTTTTATTAATAAATTCACATTTAGCAACATTAAGTACTCCCTTTACCTTATATAATCTAGTATATAGTTCACTTTTAACTATTGGTTGATTTATTTGCATATTATCTATTTTGTATAAATCTTGAATAGCACTAATACAATTAGTTAACACTTCATTACTATTTTGGTTAGAAGCTACACTAATTTCAAAATCAACACCAAAATTAACAATGTAACCATCTTTAATATTAATAGCATCTGTCAACATTCTGTTTTGGTCTAGGTAAATCTTTAGATTTTCCTTTGTTGCTTCATTAGATAAAATTAAATTATTATTAATATCATAAGCCAACACATATAAATTTAAAGCTAAGGGATTATTAATAGTATCGGTAGAGGTTGGGGTTATTTGTTGATCTTGAGTAATGTACGCTTTAGCAACGGAACCAAATCTTGGTGCCATAGATACTGCTCTTAATAAATAATCTTCCTTAGTCACTGTTCTTTGTTGAGCAGCAAAATTCATTATAGAGTTTTGCTTGACTTCTTCAATATTATCTCCTGAAGAACCCCCTGTAGATGGGTTAGGATTAGTAACTGCTATTGAATTGTAAGTAAAATCCATGAGACTTGGAATCAATAAAGACTCATCCTTGAATGTATAATTTAACCCTTTTATAGTTTCTATATTATTACTAGGAACATTTGATGAAACCCCCCCTCCAGACAAATAAGTAAAAGTCAAAGTTGTATTTGTAGGCACTTCTCCATAAGTTCTTGTTAATAAAAAGTTTGAAGGATCAAAAGCATAGTTTAAACGGGTTAATCCATTTGTTAAACCTGCTCCTACATTATCGGGGTTGGGGGTTATAATTTCGTCTGCGTGTGATGAAATTCCAGAACCAAACATTAATTCTATGCTTCCGTTTCCATCCTTTACCCTTAAAGCGTATCTTTTTGGTACTTTTTTTAATCTTAATAAACTAGGTGTTTTGTTTGAAAAACCAGATAAAGTTTGATCAAATTTTGGTTTGTTAGCTATTTCTTCATAAATAGTTTCTTGTCCCAAATAAGGTACTTCATACCAAGAATTTCCATCACTATCAATACAACTAATCATTTCTATAAAAGAAGGATCATTAAATGACAATTTAAGAAACTTTTCAGGGGAATTTATATCAAAAGTAGTAGTAACAACATTTCCACTTTTTAATTTACCCTGTTTCTTTAATATATAATATTTTGGGTTACCGGAACCATCATATTCATATACTCTAGTTTCTGTGGGGCTATAACTAGAACTAAAACTAAAATCAACATTATCATCTAAATAAAATTCTCCTGATCCCCCAAAAGTAGATCCTTTCAAAATACTTAAGGCATAATTGAAATTAGGAGTATAAGAAACTCCTACTGTGGGTAATAGTTGATATAAATTCACAGCAGCAGTTGAGGGTGTGCTTATTCTTGGTGTATATCCTAATAAATAGGCAGCCTCATATATATTTTCAGTTTCTTGAGCTGTTGTTAGAAAATGTTCTCTTAATTGAGTATCCATATAAAAACTCAAAACATCACCTACATAAGCAGCCATTTCAACAAATACTTGTCCCGGTTGGGCATCTGAAAAATCATTAAAGGTAGTTGGAAAATATACCTGGGCGAATTGCTCTAGTTGGGTTTTAAAGGATGTAAAATCCTTATTAAGATATTTAATATCTTTATCTTGTACGGGTCTATCTAATTGATTATATAAATTTGCCATTATTGTAAAGTAATTTCAAGTTGTTGAGGATTTTTTTCATATTTAAAACTATATGTAAAGGTTATTGTTAGTTTATTTTCGTCCCTTTTTAAATCTAAATCTACATTCTTTATAATTACACTTGGTATATAAAGTTGTACTTGTTTTTCAATTAAAGACTTTATTTGGCCCGTATTTACATCATTTTCAAATAGTAAACTATTCAATCCCACTCCGAAAAAAGGGTTTTGTAATCTTTCTCCAGGAGAAGTTAGAAATAAATTTATTAAATTGGCTTTAACTTGATCCTTTGTTAAATAATTTATATCAAATAATCTATTTCCCTCAAAAGGTAAATCAATTCCTATACCCTGTTTAGGGTTTAAGTCATCTATTGCTATAGGGGTTAAAACTCTTGCCATTAAGGTCTAAAATTTTTCTTTTCGTCCATTGCTTTCATTAATTCTGAGTAATCCCTTTTGAATATTCCTTCCAATCCCTCATTCACAGGTAATTGTGCTGTTGTAGCATTATCGCCTACTGTATTCTCGTCAACATATTCAGCAACCATACTTGGTTTCATTTTATCTAATACAGAAACTGGTTCTTCATGATCTTCAATAGAAGTTGTACTGTTTAGAACCTCGTTTAATATTTTATTTTTAAGGTTAAAACTAGGTTGGTTTTTTGTTGGGGTTGGAGTAGGGGGTTCTTCAAATGTTTGGTTGATTTCTTGTTTAATAGAAGCCAACTTACTACTTAAGTCTGAATTATTTATTGTAGTTTTATTAGTTTTTTGGTTTAAAACTTCATTAAGTTGTTCTTTGATAGGTGTAATGTGTTTTTCAACTGCCATATCAAATTCTTCTCTTACTACTCTTCTGATTAATTTTTCTAATAACTGTGTCTGTTTCATGATTATAAATATTTAGTTTTCTAAGTTCTCTGAAGGAATTGTTTTTACTGTGTATTCTTCTGTTTTTGGGAATCCTCCATACCCAAATTCTTCAATTTTTGTTGTATTTTCTTGATTTCTATTTTCTTTGTCTATTAATGAATCTAAAGTTTGATTTTGGGCATCTACCCCACCTTCAGCCCCATCTTCTAATGAATCAGCTGGTGGGGAAGCTGCTATTAATTTATCTTTCATACATTGATCCATTGTGTCTTTTGACATATCTAACTTATTTTGTGGTAAATTAGGTAAACTATTTAATGTAGCTGCTATCCCCTCTATTTTATTTAATTTAGGTATTATATATTCAACCTTTCCCGTTATTCCCTTTATAACATTTGAAAATAATTTTACTGTATCATCCGCTTTTTTTATTCCATCTTTTAATAAAAGAACAGGACCAACTGGTATGGGGGTGGCTACTGTTGAAGGGATAAAAGCCACCCCAGTAACCCCTGCCTTTAACCCAATTATAGTAGCCTTTAATGTTTTTATTATTGTATTTATTGTATCCGCGATAGATAAGATTCCTTCTAAAATAGATTTAACTTTACCAATTAGGTTGTTTAATTTTTCAATTAAACCCTTTATCTTATCTATTATTTTTTGAGCTTTATCCATTGTATCCCCCATCTGGTTATACATTTTTTTAGCAGTATTCATATCATTAGTTCCACAAATTCGGGATTTTATTGTCTCAGGGGAAGGGATTTTATCCGTGACCTTAGATAATTGTCCAGGAAGGGTGTCTTGGAGTTTGGTTGCTTTTTTAGGAAGTTCCATTATAACATCCTTACTTACTTTACTCATTAAATTATTTACTGCACTTATCATAGTTTTATTTTTCTTTTATTAAAAATACTGATTTTGATTTTATACTTTCAAGTCCTCTTCTTAAATTTTCCATTTCCATTACATAATCAGACATAGCCACAGGAACTTGAGCAGCCCCCCCTGCTGGGGGCCACATTAAAGGACCTATTTGAGTTATCCATGTATTTAATATTCCTTCTAAAGAAGATATCAAATCCTGTAACCACTGTTCTGTTAAATCCCCCATTAATACGGGTTCACCTTTACTCTCAGCATTTAACCCTAAATATATTTTTTCAGTATTAATGTGAGTTAGACTATTTTCTCCTTGCCCACCATTTATATGAAAACCACCATTAGTAGAAAATGAGAATCCCTTATCAGAGTAACTCATTATATAATCACTTTTAGCGTGAAATAATAATCTACCCGAATCCAATATTACTTGGTCTTGGCCTTCTTCGCTTCCGTATACATTTGCTTCTATTGGTTTATCCATAATTTATTTTTAAAATGATTTACTTCCGAAATACCCAGAGGTTTTAGCAGGACCCCCACTTTGTCTCCTGGATTGTTTTTTACCACTAAATATGTTTCCATTTTTTAAATATCTTGGTTTTGTTCTCCCAACATAATATTTTTCTTCTCTTTTATTGTACCCCTCAGCCTTATCCCTTAGTCTACCACGCTGCCTAATTGGTCTAGTAGGAAATTTAAGTGTAATATTTATTTTTGGAATTGATATCTTCAAAGTAGGAGGATATTTAATTTTTAATTTTGGAACACAATTGTCAAGAAAATCTTTAACTTCTTCTGCATCTATTACGTATTCATCCCTGTATGCTTCTGCTATATCGTATAAATCTACTATTTCCACTATATTCATAATAGCCAACCCAATGGCTGTTTCTTTTTCATCTATTCCTTCCACGTACCCATCATATTTACCCTCTCGTTGTGAAGGGTTGGGGTTGTTTAAGTTTGTTTTTTTATCATTATCATTACAAAATTCATTCCACCAATCAGCATATTGTCTTATTACGTCTCCATTGGAATTTAATTCAATATATATATTTCCTTCTTCAGGAGCAGGACAACAAGGACCTGACATTGACATTAAAAAATTGTTTCTAGGATCTCCATCTCTGGTACCTTTTTTATATTCATTGACATATTGAAAATATTTGTTCCCCGCAGTTACTGCTTGGAGTACCTCTTCAACAGCGTTAATTTTGTTTTGGTCTTTTGGTTTTAGTTCTTCGAAAGCTTTATTATTATCGATTCCAACTATTTCAAAATTTATTGCTTTACCCTTTGTATGATTGTTATCTAATAATTCTCCATCAGAGTTTTGAAAGTTTTTAAAAAATTGATTATTCCCTGCTATTATCTTTATTCCTATTTTGGGATTATTTTTCTTTACCAAACTAAAAACACAAGTAGCAGCCAAAAACATACAATAAGTAATATCTCCAGCATTATCCAATTGTGGTCCGGAGAGCTTTATGTCTCCTTTTATAGCGTCTGTTTGTTCTTGGAAATTGTCAGAACCTAAACTATTCATTACCCCCCTTAATCTATTAGCCATTACACCTTGATTAGCAAAAGGTTTTCCTACTTCTATCCAATCAACCTCACTGGGGTATTCCCCCCCTACTACTAGAGGGGTTGAATCCATTGGAGTAGCTGTTGTTCCTTTTTTTGGTGGGTCTGGAGTAGGTTTTGCTCCTGTTTTAGATGTTATGAGAGCATCCTCAGCATCATCACCATATAAACTTCCGTATGGGGCCATTTTATTTTATTTATATAAATTCATCATCTATTTCTTCTTGTAAACGAGATATTCCAGTATTATCATCATGTGAACTTATACTATAACCACCAGAAAATCTATTTCCATCAGGATCATTAGCATAGTATTCAATATTATCTTTATATATTTTATAAACCCCGTCCTCAGTATTATATTCCAATAATAAAGTGGAATTAGGGTCTGATCCCCCAGGAGTAGTAGAAGTAACAGGTGCTGTTGAGTTTGGATTAGGATCTTCAATACCATAAAGAGGAGAATTTAAATTAAGTGCTACTTCCTCGGCTAAAATTTTATTAGTAGAAGAAAATGAAGGGGCTCCTCTATAAACTTCACTACCATCTTTAGTAGCCACTGCTGTTTTTTTAGGTCCCTGGGTTTCAAAAGTAATAAATGTGCCATCCTCTAAAAAGTAAACATCAGCATCCTCGGGAATTGGTGGAGGAGGTGTTGGAGGGGGATCAGTAGCTATAGGGTCTGAAGTTGGTTGTAATCCTATTTGATCTGGGGAACCAACTTTAACAAAAGCTTGATCTGATAGTGGAGTTTTATCCTCACTAAAAATTTCTGCAGGAGTGGTATTTTCATTGTTTGTTGATTGTTTTGGTTTTATTATTTTTTTATTGGTTGAAGGTACAACAGCTGGTTCGGAATCGGCCCCTTTTTTATGGTCTTCCTTACTCAACTCAATTTTTGGGGTATCCTCGGATGTTGTAGTTTCTTTTTCTTCCACCCCAAAGGTTTCTAAATTGGGGCTAATCACATTAATAGGAATTGTTTGACCTTTAGTTAAGTAAATTGAAGAATTATCTTCATTTATGTCTTCAAAAACAGGGTTTGTTGTCTCTTTTGGATCTTTTTGACCATTTCTTATAATAAGAATAGGATCATTATTAGTATCACTTATAGGAGTCCAAGGAGTTTTAGTATTTGAATTACCCAATCTAATAGTATTTCCAAATTTACCCTCCAAAGTACAGTCCCCTGAGGATAATAATAATTTTCTTATTTTACTTAATGATTCCTCATTTATCCCTTCTCCTAATTTAACATTACCATTTTTCTT